ATTATCACTGTAAGTTTGAAACTCAATGTTAAATCCATTTACTGTTAAGGCGTGGATCATAAGTGAGTTGTTTGGCATTTGATATGCTGCTTCATATCTGCCAGTAGGTGCATCGCTAAGTCGGTTCAATACAAGTTGATCCGTTGCAAAGCGCCACCGTGTATTAACTAAAGCTGATTGGGCTACATCCTCATACATATTAGAAGCAACCAGTGCTTCATTGTTTCCATCATCAAATGACGTAATAGGCTCGGCACCAATAAGAATTAGTGCGCGGCTACAAATGTCAATTGGGCTATCGGATGCTGTGCTTGCCATACTGAGTGGTTAGGGGGCCGAAGCCCCCTCTCCTTAATCGCCGTCTGTTTCAACAACGGCTGTGCCATCAGACACATCCACCACTGAACCAGTGTTAGAAAGTACAGTTACAAAATTAGTAGTCGGTACATTTGTATCCTGCACAATAATCAGATCACGAACATTTAGCATTGCTGCTGCAGTATTAAAGTAACCTGCTGTGTTGACAGTCGCAATCGCGTCTGCGGTGCGATACATCCAAAGGGCAGCGCCACTAGCGCCCCCGATGCGATGTAGTCCTGCTGCGTCATAAGCCATGATGAAGTCCTTTCTTAAGAGTTGTTGTCAAGAACTTCATAAATGCCGTTGGCGTCAATAGCGACTGCGCCCATAGACATCATGGAGTTTGCAAGGTGAGATGCTTTCTCAGCAACATAATTAACCTCGGTAGCAACTTCTGCGTTAATACCAAGACCAACTGCCGATGTATGATAAGCCATATTCTTACCTGCTGTAACAGCAGAGGTAGAGAATACTTTAAAGCCCATAAATTCCTTCATGGTCATACCACCAGCAAACGGCAGATTCTGCTCTCCAACAAAGTCGGATGATGCAAACTGAGTAATTGCAAAGAGATCAGCGTACCCTTTAGGGTGCATCGCTAAATAACGCTGCCCGTCTTCTGGCACATCAGCAACGCCCATAGTTTCAAACAATGATAGAATGTCAGCAATTTCAATAGCCGAACTTGTATCATGGATTTGAGTACTACTAGCGCCAGCATCCATAGCTGTATAGATAAGCTCGTCAGTCTTACGACCAAGAGCAGCAGCAGCAGATTGAGCAACAGCTTGACGTTCGTTGATGTTAGTCTTCAACTCGTCCAGCTTGTCAATATACTCAGGAGCGTAGAAGTCGCTCATGGTTGCTTCAACGGTTGTGTGCGCCAGTTCCATAGGAGTGACATTACCATTGCGTGATTTAGTAGTGGCAACGCCAGCACCAATCTTTTGAAAACGAACAACAGACGCAGTAGCGTTTGCAGTACGAACAGTGTTCCGCAGCTTAGAACCCATGCGTTGATATGCTAGGTGCACATCGGATTCAAACTGCTTGATGAAGGCTGTATCAATTGTATTAGCCATTTCAAGAGTCCTTTATTAAGGTTGCATTTGTTCTCTGGGTATCCTTCTGCATCCTCAACGTAGGTATCCTAATGGGCTACTCAGTGCATTACGGGCCGTGACGCTAGAGCGTAAACATTCTTTCTGTCAGGATTGCAACGCACAAAATGCACTAAGGTTGTACCATCTTCATCATCTATATACCCAGTGGGTGTAAATCCAAGCCATGCCGCCCAGTTAAGAGAGCCTTCGCTTTCTGCTGATATGTTTAGATTTATCTCGTAGTAAGTTTGATGAACGTACCTAAGAATGTCAGGAGATACTCTAATAACGCTGCGCCAATCTGTATCCATTTGTTTAGTAAACAAAGACCACATGCAGACTTGTTGGTTGCCAGTAGCTTGCAGACAAATAAGCTGTACGGATATACCGTCTTGATTTTCTAATACCATGCACTCTTGTTCTTCTTGCATTTTATCTAAGGCATAGAATAGATCAACGTCTTCATACTCTGCCGCACTATACGGAGCTATGTCATGGTAGAACTTCATAACATGAGACTTCTGCATAGGGACTAATTGAAAGCCCCTACGCTGTAGAATAGGATCAGCCATATAGTTTGCGATACGCCTGATCTACTTGACTAACATAAGCATTGTCACGCTTTTGCGGATTCCAATAGCGTTCATCATTCTGCATACTGCGTAAAGAATCCTCGGTAATCTGGCTAGACATAGCTGAGTCACCTGCAAATGATGGCCCTTTCATCTTTTCCATAATGTGTTCTAAGGCAACAATACCGCCAGCCGTTTCACACATACGCTCTATTGCATCTAGACTTTCTTCTGGAAAGAATTGATTGGCAAACAAACTAGCTGCCTCAATGCGATCAGTTGCAGAATCACCTAACAGTTGAGTTTCTGCCTCCAAGTCAGGTTGCCCTGCATTCATTGCTTCGGCAAATAACTCAATGCCTTTTTGGAACTCTTCTTGACCAAGGCCACTTTCAAAAGAATGTTCTGACCACCAATCAAGCAGAGGACTATCTACTGCAGTTTCGGGATCAATACTTTCTGGCAGAAGGTAATCACCCTTAGTAGCAGGACGATCAGCGTAAGCCTCTCGTTGCATTTCTTCTTGCCATGAAGCCTTTAGGTCTTCTTCCTTTGCGCCCAGCTTAGAAGATAATTCATTGTACGCCTTGCCCAAATCCTCTGGCGAGTTAAATTTCTCAGGCAACCAATCCGGTCTATCGGTCGGCGTTTGCGTAACTTCTGCAGTTGCTTCTGCGGGTTGAGGCGATTCATTTAATAATGACTCAGACATCTTGCTTTACCTTATGACCATGCTGCACTCTAGCTTGTAACAGACCAACTATATATCGCTGCCCTTCGTGATGACGCAATTCTTCTGTAGTTATGTTTGGCCCATGCACACGATTAATAGTTATAGATTTAAGGTATTCCATAACTGCCTTACCCATTTCTGTTTCAAACAAATGAGCAACCGTAGTGCTTATGATTTTGTCTTGATTAGCTGCACGTTGTATTCCATCAATACCGATGTTTGCTTTCGCCAACTTTTATCTCCTATTGCAGTTGTTCCTGTGGCGGTTGCTCTTGCATTTGCTGTTGTTGTTGCATTTGCATTTGCTGCGCCATTGCAACTATCTGCTTACGTTCTTCTGGATCACGAATCAACCCGTCAGGCACACCAAACTTCTTAGCAAGATGTGCCGCCGTTTCTTCTGAATTGATTAGTAGGTTAAGAACCTCTGGCCCAAAGGTGCCAAGAACCATCTCAAGAAACCGACCAACAGATGATATATCTGCGTTAGCCTGTGCTTGCGCTAATGGAGATATAGACCTAACTTTAATCTCACGACCATTAACATTTGGTATCTCAATGCGGCCCTGCTTTTTAAGAATGTAGATAACGCGCTGCAATACTGGCTGCACTAGCTCTGCTTGCAATCTGCCAAACGCAGAACCCATACGCCTAGATAAATCAGCCATACGTTCCGCAACCTCAGTAGCAGACGCAGGAGTTTTATCTGGATTACCTAGCATGTCATTATACAGCGCACGTTTGATGTTTAAGCGCATATCAGAAAGTATAAGCTGAGATACACTAAAGTCTCCTGCTGCAGCAACGGGCTGTAACCCATTGGAACCAATAGCCTTTGGTATAATAGACCCCGGTACTAAGGATATAGTATCAGGATTAATGACGCCATCATCATCCATTTGATACACGCCAGATATAGCCATCTGTGCATTTTCTAGGATTAACTCAATCGTTAGGTTGGTTGTCTTAATAGCAGACAGTGCATTGATAAGAGGACCACGACCATAAACTTCGCCAGCACACTTAGACCAACGGAAACAAATAAACGGATTAGCGCCATTGCCTTTAAGCTCACGTTTATAAATCACGCTTTCGGTAGTCATGCAGTAAGCGTAACTCATATACACTTCTTGGTTTTTCTGTGAGTAATCACGGCAAACCAACTCAAGTACAGTTGTTGTATCCTTACCGCCGTTACCCATGCGGTTTTGTATCTGCTCATTCATTTCAGCGTCAGGATATAAAACCTGCAACTGGTTGTATCTAATGCCCTTACGCTCACGGTAGATGTGATCTATCCGATCATCGGGGCCAGTATCCAAAACAACATGAGGCAAAGGAATAGCAGAGAAACGTATTGGATTAATTGCATCGCCTTCTTCTGCAACAAGAATGCCAGTGCCTACAGCTAAATCCATAAAGGATTCATGCACTTCTTGGCTAAAGTTAGAGTTTTGCAATACCTCAAATACATAGTCAGTAACTTCATCAAGGTCATTATTAACAGCATCACGCTGTTCTTTAGGAACCTCGGAGCCAGCAGTTAGATCAGCCCAACGCGCAAAGTTAGGAACAATGCCTGACTGCAATCGGGATGCAAACTCTTGCACACCAACAACAGCAGTCTCGTCAAAGATTTTATCGTCGCGTCTTTGCCCTATGCTTTCATAATAAAATGACTCACGCTGGGGAAGGGAATACTCATAGCACTCTTCAAACAAAGGTATAAAGTTTTCACGTTTGGCTTTTGCCTTAGCGTAATGCTCGTAGTAACCTTTAGCTATTGGATCATCTATCATAATTGAAACCTGTTATAAAATCCAGCGCCACCACCAGACTTAGATCGCAGCAAAGAACGGCGACCACGCGATCCGCTTCTAAATCTTTTAGCTGTAGTTTGCTGTATAGTATCTTCTGTAGCCTTGCGCTTTTCTTCTGATAGCTCTTCGTTAGCTTGAGTAGCCAAAGACTCAATATCACTTGGCCCTTCATCCACCATAGGCGCACCGCCTTTTCCCAGCTTCCCGCCAAAAATATTACTGTTAATACCAATAGGCTTAAGTAATTTATTTTGAACCTGCTCTAGCTTTTTAAGTGGCCTACTTATGAATTTGCACATAGCAATCTCCTTTGTTGGTTAGCGATAAGCACAACACAGAACAATCAGCAACGCACAATTACATACGCGCCCATAGTCCCTGTCTACGCTTGGGACTACTACGCTTGGCAAATACATCAAAGTCCCTCTTAGCAACAGATGGCCTAGCTGCTTTTTGATTATTCATCAAGGCCCGACCTTCGCCAGCGCCCAACAGCATATACTGCAGCGCATCATGAATGTGGCTAAACATATTCTTGTCAGGCTTATCTGCGTATCTCTCGCCAGATACTTCCATGCGGCGATACTGGTATCCACCCTCAAAGCCTTTGATAAGCTGAGAACAACGGCGATCTACTAGAAAAGCGGGTTTGCCTTCTGTCATTTTGTTAAGCTGCGAAGATACCGACTCAAGGCGCAAATCCACGGAATTAGACGGGGCGGGGAATGCTCTAAGGCCAGCACCTCTAAGTATGTGAAACGGGGTAGATTCGTCGGTCTGCGCCCGAAAGTCACCCGCAGGATCACCATAAATAATAACCTCAGAACACTGAGAAAATCTAGTAGCAATCTGCTCACGTAGAACTTCCGCAAACCTAACAATACCCATGTCAAACGCAACGACTTCATCCTGTACTAACCATCTACCTCTAACCTTTTGACCCATAGTAGCCGCAGGGGTTAGACCAAAATCCAAACCAATATACAAAGGATAACCAGCAGCAACAGGGATTTCCTCTTTAGCAACGTGTGTGTCAGTAACAAACATAGGATAGATTGGCTTACCGTCCTGTATAGAACCCAAGCGATTCATAACATAAACATCTATCCAGCTTTTAGTCTTACCTTGAATAAGATTAGGATAATAAGACCCCATCATGTTCTTGGTATTTTCTGCGCTCTTACTAGGCTTGTAGGCATCCACTTCGTTCTCGTCGTTCTTAACTTCAATCATACCAGCGGGTTGCGTAAAGAATGACCAGTTGTCAGGCTTAACCAGCATCTTGGCTTGCTCTCGCGGTATGTGATCTGGAATCGGAACCTCACCAGACATGATCGGCCACCAGTGATCTTCCTCTGGTGCATTGGTATCAGCAATAACTCCTGTCCAAGACGGCCCTCCCTCACGCATAGAAGGAAAGCGACCAACGCGCATAGTACACGCATCCATAATAGACTTGGGTATTTCCCTAGCTTCATTAACCCAAATGCCAGTAAGCTCTAATGACAATAACTTCTTAACGTCTTCGGGCCTATCAAGAGCTAAGAACAAAACCTCAAGATCAATGTCACCCTTTTTAATGTGATGAGTGTACGGAACCGACCAAGTAAACTTACCCCAATCAGCTTCGGGAAACCAATCAAGCCAAGTCTTAATAGTAGTGGTTCTAAGCTGCGGGTTGGTATTACGAATGATTGCCCATCGGCTTCTGCGTATACCCTTGCTATTCTTTTCCTGACCAAGCGCCCTGCGGAATACCTCAATGCAGCAACCAACAGATTTGCCAGAACCTACAGGACCGCGAATACCACGAAAGAATGTATTGTCTTTCATAAACGCCTTAAGCGTTTCTCCGTCTGGTTTGTATTTAAAATCAACCACAGTACTGTCTGCCAAACCTCAACATTCTATCAACAGTCTCAGGGGCCATGCCATCAATCATCTTATCGCATTCCCTGTCAGTAGCAAAGTCCAGCGGCACATACGTTAGATGAACCTTTCTAACTATCTGCCTAAGTACTTCTAGCTCTGCTAGGGAAAGGGTAGATATAAAACTCATGTACGATACTGCCTTACTTTTTTAGCAATAGCTTTCGGTTGAGCCACAAACTGCTTACCCTTAGCCTTGCCCTTTCGTTTAGCTGCGGTTGTAGCTGCATATTCAGAATCACTAAGAGCAGCAATAGCTTTACTAGGTAAGTACCGTTCACCAGTGTCACTAGATCGCTTGCCCGACTTGGTGCGCCACTTCTGCTTACCCCAGTTTAATAATGATCTCTGAGGCTTCTTCATTTGTAACCGCCACCCGCAGCTTTATAACGCTTCGCTAATAACTGAGCCTTACGCGCCGACCACTTGCCAGCGGCAGTACCTTGTACATTTGCAGCCTTAATGCGCTTGAATAAAGACTTCCGCATTGTGGGCTTAGTGTAATTACCAGCAGCATTAACCGCCATTACTTTTTCTTTCCGCCTTTAGGCTTCTTAGGAGGACGCCCAACCTTAGTTCCGTAAGTTCCTTTACCACTAGGCATTTGCTTTATTCCTTTTACTAATTGCTCTAGCCTTCGCTCTTGCGTCAGCTTTTGACGATGCGCCCCATACCTTTAGGCTGAGAAGAAGACGAGTCGGCTTTCCTTTTTCGTCCCTTTCGGGGCCTCTCATGTTTCCCATCCGTGCTAGGAAGCTGGCTCTTCTTGGGTTGTCTCCGCTTTTTACCGGAGCTTTCATGCCCGTCCCCGCTCGGCCCTTGGCGTTTAAGCCCCCCTTCGGGTTCTTGCCTTCCTTCCGTGTCCACGCTGGTGTTGCCATAATGAATCCTTAATACCGATGCTAATACGCCAGCCCTCACTGACTCTTTCTAACCGCGTTAAACAAAGAAGTTACTGTCTTGGCATTCTTCTTCTGCCAAGAAAGATTAACCTTGGGGCTAGTGGAAATTAAATCAGCACCCTTAACAGACACCAAAGGTAAAGCATCGCCCTTCTTATACTTGCCAATATCCTTGGCAGCAAAAACACCGCCATCAGAATCCTTCCTAATAAACTTAGAAATAGCCCTCAACATCGCAGCGTTAGTAACAGCGCGGTGCTTACCTGCAGACTTCTTAGCCTCTTTAGCCATGTCAACCATATCAATCTCCTATCACGTCTTGGGCATCAACTTGCTCTTTAACAAAGACTTAGGTGTGCGACCTAGCGCAGAACCAATACCAGCAACACGACCACCACCGCGAATACTTCCAGCAGCACGACCCCTATCACCCTTCTTAATAAGACTCTTAGGCTTTTCAGAAGAGTAAGAAGCTAACTTGTTCTTCTTCTCAAACGCATCTAGCTTCTTAGCTGCATTCTCCGTTTGCCTTTGATAAAAATCAGCTTGCCCCCTCAACTCAGGGCCAGTCTTGTTTTTAGTCTTATCTAACCAATTGCTAAAGTCACGCTGAATAGCCCGAAGCTCATTCTTTAACTTAGTGTGCTGTTTAGTAACTTCACTCATATTAATCTCCTGTTCAACAAAACCCCTAGAGCAAAATAATATTTTTGCAAAGGTACTTTTTTTAAGAATAATGTGAGTGAGTGATCTCTAGCTAATAAGTGTCGCCCGTTTTTGACCCCACCCCACCTAACTCAGGTCAATGCTAACACGAATGTCCCCAGCAACTTGCACTTGGCTGCGATCTATCGGCTTAAATCCAGCGCGATCTAATATGTCTTTACTAGCCTCAAGCTGAACGTACTCTGATCTAGCTCCCGTAGCCAAGTTCATAACACGTGCTGCAGCCACAGTAGCATTCATACCAAGCTGTTCGTTGACCCGTTGCATCATGTAAGACTGCACATGCGGTAAGCGTATCGTTTTGCTTGCTGTTACTCTTCCAGATTCACCTTCGGCGTATCCTGCTTCTGTAGCAGCTTCGCGCAATGTGCATCCTGTCGCTACGAGCGTATCCACCAGACACGTTTGTTTCTTGGTTAGTTTACGTTGTTCTAACATATCTATATCCTGCTATTGCCCCCCCTCACCCTCTCCCCCCCACGGTTAGCAGCGCTGCATCAGGTCTGTCAATCCTATCCTATCCTATGTTGCATAAACCCATACCAATGCACAGTCATTCTGCTATTGACGGATATTGCGTTTACTCTTCTTAAGGTGGAGCTGTTAACCTTCCACTCATGAATGGACACTGAAGAAGTGTCCACCCTAAAGGGTGAGTACAAGGGCTATTCCTTACGGTAGTCAAAACCCTGCGGGGCTATTGAACGGGCTATGGCCCGTACATATTGATCTTTTTAGATAGTGTGATTGCTGTTAACCGCGCCTTGCGCGGGCAATCTCTTTCAAGGAATCTTGCGAGATTCCGTTGACCTTACCGCTAAAGAATATTAAATATATAAATATATGCATATTTGTTACGACAAATTGTCGGCGGGGGACACGGCACTAACTGATGGCTCAATGTATATCTAGTACCAATTTCCGGTCTTACATTGACGCCTGCCTGCTTGAAGAAGCAGGCCGACCCCAATCTAAGATTCCATCGCGATGGCAAGGTTGACCGCAGACGCGGCTCAACTTGCTTCAAATTGGTACTAGACATACACGGCCTAAGGAGGCCGCCCAAGTGGGTTGAGCCATAAGTGAGCTTGGTCCCTGTTCCCGCCGAAAATTGGCCGGAACAAATCTGGTTTGGTTCAGTTGGTTGGATCAAATGTAATATTATATATGGAGAGAACTATGTCTAAATCTACGAATATTCCGCAGAATGTAGCCGATGCGATTGATGCAGCAAACGCAACCGAAGTATCGCCGTTAAATCTGGCAGCTAGCTTGTCATCTTATTTCTATGATCCGATTACATATGGCAGAGAACAGAAGACTTGGAACACGCACAGCGCTGGTCAGTACGCCGTTGTTACTGGCTTGCTGAATAGCCTTAACCGTCGGATTAATAGCAAATCCACCAGCTATTACACCAAAGTAAACGGCGAGCGCGTTAAAAAGTTTATTGGTATCAAGGCAGAGTTGCGGCACAATATCCAACTTATCAAGATGTTTGAGCGTGATAAGTATGACGGCGATAAGCAGCGCGTTGAAACCAAATGCGACCAGCTACACAGTGAGCTATTGTTAGCGCAACAGCTATTTAATGCGCTTGCCGATGTGCACCACGCCAACACTGGCAAAGAGTTCAAGGCATTTGATCTGCAAGAAACGCATGACGATGACCCCGACAAAACAGCGGATGACAAGACAGCTAAAAAGAACCTGTCCACATGGGAGCAAGCAGCAGCATAACAGTACCACATAACAAAACCCTATGGGGCTGCCTTAATCGGTGGCCCCAAAATTTTTTCGCCGCTGGCGCGGCGAATCTGGCAAGGAGATAGGACAATGAGATATCCGAAATGGGACGATTGGCTAGGTGGTATCGCCATCATAGTAGTAACGTTGTTTATCCTTCTCTGGTAATACAGCGTTACGATAGGACAGTAGGCGCACAACATCACACCCTGCGCTTGCGGTGAGGCCCTTCTCTGAGAGTGAGGGGAGAGGGGGTGTGTGTGTGTGATGTGATGATCTGTTGTGATAGCGGGTCATTTTAATTTTAAATGCAATCAATGGAGATTGAAATGTTAGATACTATGAACACTACAGACTGGGACTTTGCGATTGACATGGAGCCATGCTTAGACATGCGCGGCAATGAGATACCTAAGATGCGTAACTTAATACGCACTGACACAGGTGAATCGCTTGGCACTCACAAGTCTAAGTATAAACCAATCACGCACAGTGATGCGGTCAATTCAATCATGGACTCAATCAAACAGGCTGACATTAGCTCAGACTACAGCGTTAAGACACACGTTGCAGACAACGGCGCTAAGATGCGGCTTGAGGTATTGTTCAACGACATTATGTTAGAGGACGCTGAGGTAAATGATTACATTCAGTACCGTGTTCAAGCATACAATAGCTATGATGGTAGCTGGGCCTTCCAACAATCAGCAGAAGGCTTTCGTTTGTGGTGTCTCAATGGCTGCACTACAGCCGAAACCGTGTCCAAGACATGGGCCAAGCATACGACTAACGTAAGCGTAGATAGTTCGGCTCATAAGATAGCTGATGGTCTTGAAATGTTCCTTAATAGCAAGGGAGTATGGGAAGCATACAGAAGTACACCTGTCACTACCGAACAAGCAGAGTCATTCTTTAAAAAGACTGTATGTAACGTACAACACAAGGCAAGTCATGCTAAGTTTAATGACAGGCAGTTACAGAATCTACTGGGTGGCTTTGATAATGAGCGAGCGCAGTTAGGTAATACCAAGTGGGCTTTGTATAACTGTCTAACATCATGGGCTACACACACGGACGAAGCCAAGTCGCCAGAGAATGCGAGACGTATTCGTGAAGCAGCCATCATCAAGGCCATGAAACACAAGTCATGGTTAGAACTAGCGTAAGGAGAAAGCGCATGTATTCACTAAGTATTCACAATGTAACTAAGGTTGAGCTTAAAGTTACCAAGCTATTCAATAACTTTGGCAGTCGTGATCTTGAGATTACTACTGTAGATTATGAAGGCAAAGAGACTCAGCATACTATTGGTTTGTATGGCAAAGGTCATGCAGATTTAGTGCCTATTGTTGATGGCTTAGTTACACATCACTATGCGGATGATGACGATGATACTACACAAACAGCAGCTTGAGTTTGTAGCTGATATGTTGGGGCGGTCAGTTAGCTGGCCGTCTCACCTTCATGTCTTTGCTGACGAGTTGGAACAAGCCAATCCTCGTTTTAACAGAGATAAATTCATTCAACGTGCAACCAAGGCTTGGGAAGATCAGCAGCCTTTAGTGGAGATAGACGATGACATACCCTACTGATGATTGGGTAACTGCATACGCAAAATTACCTAAGCCTAGCTATTGCGGTACTTGCTATGGCAGGGGCGTAACGGAAAAGGATGTACCTGTTATTGATTATGTCAATGGTGGGTACATAAAGACACGTTATGAAACCTGCCAAGAGTGCGGCGGCGATGGCTGATTATCTTGAAACTTGGCCTGAGATTAAAGCAAGGCACAAGCGAGAGAAGATAGAGTTGCTGCAATCATTGTGTAATCATTACACTGTGGATGTAGCGGCTCATATCTTAAATACTAAACAAGCAACCCTTAGAAGATACGCTATAGATCATGGCGTTAGGTTCCTACGAAAGATACGGAATGGAAAATACAATTACGAATCACCGCATGAAGTTACTGTTAGCTGCAAAGATACTTGAAGTACGCAAGCAAATGATAACGACTAAAGCTCTTGCGGAAGTATCAAAGACAAGCAGACAGTCAGCAGTGGATAAGCTACAGCGAATGCACCCCACTTATTTTAACCGCGAAGGTTTAGTATTTCATTCCAGTACAGGCAGAGTGATGCAGTATTCTTTGACAGAAAAAGCAAAACAATTAATCAAGGAGCACTTGACCAAGTTTGCATAGTCGCAGTACTAGATAGCATGGATAGTTATTATGATATGCTAATTAAGAAAGCTGCGGAAGCTAATGTACCATTGGCTAAAGCCTTCATCAAAGCTGGTGTACCTACCTCTACATACTACAGAACTCTCAATGGTTCAGAGTTAAGGTACAGTACAGCTAAGAAAGTATGGAGAATGCTAGAGTTATTAATGGGCGCTCATCCTAATTACGACAAACGTAAACTTACCCCACCAAAATGAAACCTTACGACTACATAATAGGTGAACTTATTAGTAGGCGAAAAGACTTAAAGCTATCTCAAAATGATTTGGACTTTAAGATAGGATGTTCAGACGGGTTAGTGCAAAAGTGGGAGACACAGAAGCGTATACCTAGCGGCTTTATGTTATCATGCTGGATTGATGCGTTAGACTGTGAGTTACAAATTAAACAAAGGTAAGTCAGCTTACTGCGATCATTGCGATCAAGAGTGTAGGTATTATGTAGCTATACTGTCGGGAAAGTATCCTAAGACGCATTGGTTTCTGTGCATGCCTTGCTATGAGGAGGATAGATGGCAAACAAAAATAAAAACAAAGGGACTTACCATGAAAAATGGTTCGTTGAATGGCTCAAGTCAATCGGCGTTGAGTGCAAGCGAGTCCCCCTTAGCGGAGCGCTCGGTGGAGAATGGAGCGGAGACATTCACCTCACACTGGACGGACAAAGATGGTTGGTAGGTGAAGTTAAATACAGAGATAAGTCTAACTTCCCTAGTCCATTCACTGTCTTAGAAGGCAGAGACATAGCCTTTTATAAACGAAGAACGGGTAAACCTCAGACCTTAGTTATCATGTCAGGCGAAGAGTTTGAGAAAATTATACAAGGAGAATTGTTGCTATCAAAGTTTGAGAAAATTATAGAAGGAGAATAACATGGCAAGAAAGCCAAGGGTTCCAGACTCAGAAGAGTTTAAATTATTTTGGCAGTCATACCCAAGACGAATAGGTAAGGGCGTAGCGCGTGCAGCATTTACATTAGCGTGTGAAATAGAAAGTGCAGAAGTAATTATAGAAGCTGCACAAAAGTTTCAGTTAGTTAGTGTCAACACAGAGATACGCTTCATTCCTCACCCTGCTACATGGCTCAACGCAGAGCGATGGGAAGATGATCTATCACACTTTGATAGCAACAATAACTCACGTCTTGATGACATACTCAATGCACAGTGGGATGATAATGTGTTTAGCTTGGAGGATAAACGCAATGGCACAACTTGATTATAACTATAGAACACAAGCCATAGGCAAGTGGTTGCAAGCTACACTCAAGCGGTACACACCACCGCAAGGCATGACCAACGAAACTCTATTGCAAGAGATGAAGTTCATTGTGCAAGACGTCAATGGCATCATGCCCAATCATGTCAACGATGGCTTGATTGATTTGTTTTTAGAGAGAACAGACAGACAGGTACGCGCCATCCATGGAGCGCGTAACTGGCCGTCTGTCAAAGTGTTTGTCACTGCTGCCAAGTCTGCTGCTGACGAGACTAATCGTGCTGTAGCTACAGAAAATAAAAGCGAGTGGGACTTTAATCCATTTACTGCCATAGAAAAAAGAGTCAAAGCCAAAGATTATGTGCCAGTTGATTATCTATATGGTCGGCTATCGCATGGCTTGGTTCATACAACTACAGTTACAGACGATGAACTGGATGAATACAGGTTTACCTACGAGACTAGACTAAAGGAGGAACAAGGTGACAAGACCGCCAATGCAACGATTGAAGAGCTTACCTCTAAGCACAACACGTTTAAACAGGATTGGCATATTAGAGAAGCGAGTGGAGAGACTGAATCACCTGATAGAAATGCAGATAGAAAGGGACGGTGGCAGAAAGCAAGACATGAGTATATCCCAATGGCGCAGCGAGTTGGTGCTAGTGCTTGAGGAATTATTTAAAATAGCTGTTGATGTTGCTGCACATATGCAGTACAAATAGCATTGATAACAATGGAGAATGTTATGAAACGTACAGGATTTATAGGTGGATCTGACTGTGTAAAAATTATGCAGGGAGATTGGTACGATCTATGGCAGATCAAGACGGGCAAGATACCTAGCCCTGATCTTAACGACAACCTTGCGGTACGCATGGGTAGTTACACTGAGTCATTTAACATGCAGTGGTTTGAGGAAAACATGCCCAAGCGTGACATGAATGATTACCTAGTTCACAACCATCAGTATGAATATGAGCGCAATGTTGATGGCGTACCTATGAAGGGTACGATTGATGGCATGTGCCGTGGCTCTATCGTTGAGTGCAAGCATACCAATTCATACAACACTATGGATGCGTTGATTGAATACTACATGCCACAGTTGCAGTGTTACATGAAGCTGTCTGGCAAAGACGGATGCTTCCTCTCTGCTTTTTTTGGCAACAACAAGTGGGAGTGTTCGCATATTGCATGGAGCGAGTCATACTTTAACCTTATGATGACTGCGATCAAACAATTCTGGCATCATGTAGATACAGATACAGAGCCACTTGGCTACGATCAGCCAGCAACTATGAAGATAGATAGCATACCTGTAGATGATATGATTAAGCGTGATGCCAATAGCGACAATCACTTTACATCTATAGCTCACGATTACATTGGCAACGAAGCCTATGCCAAATCGTTTGAGTCAGCAAAGAAAAGTCTCAAACAAATGGTGGGAGATAACGAACGGGAGGTGTACTGCGACTTGTTAACTATACGCAGAGACAAGCGCGGGTCACTTAGAATATCAACACGCAAGGAGAATGCACATGGTTGAGAAAAGAAAACACGGACGTCCAAGTAAAAAAGATCAAGAGCTTAGAGCTATGCAAGTTAAAGGCACTTACAAAGATAGCATTGCTGTACGCAAAGCAAAAGCAAAAGATCAAGCACAAAAAGAACTTAATCAAAGACATGAAGGCGCTGTTAATCTACGGTATGTAGCTGAGCGCCTTCGTGACATAAAAAATATGGACGAAGTAGAAGCATTCTACAAAGAGTGTGTCTACAATATTGGTATCAACACACTGCGTAATGGAGAAGCAGATGGATAACCTAGACATATGGAATAGGGTTGAGCAATCAGACCCTAAATTCCTAAAGCAAGTGAGCTTTGGCGCACGATCATTTACAGCTATTGATCCTATGTATCAGATACGCTGCGCTACTGCAGAGTTTGGCCCCATTGGTAAAGGGTGGGGCTGGATCAACCAGACTAGATTTATTGATCTATCCAACGGTGACAAGGCTGTAGTTGCAGACGTACAGGTATGGCACGGTGAGTTGGTCAATGCCTTTGGCCCCTTTACTGGGTGCCGTAAGTTCTTTGATGCAGCCAAGGGCAGACTTGCCGAGGATGCACCGAAGATGGCTGTCACTGACGGCCTAACCAAAGCCCTATCACACTTAGGGTTTAACGCTGACGTTTTCCTTGGGAAGATGGACGGCAACAAGTACGCCGCAGATAGCGGCAGCAAAACCGCTGGCAATAGCTGGTAAATACAGGAGCCAAAAGCATGGCAGAGTACGACAACACTAACTCAGGTGCAGCATTCAAACCATTTGATACGCAGCGCATGATACTACAAGGCAAGCTCAACAATCAGGGTCACGATAGTAAGATCGTACTTGTAGCAGATCAGACAAAAGCTGGCATGAAGATCATTGAGGTGTATCAAAAGCTAGGCGTTATGTTTGAGAACGATAAGAAGAGCAATGAGAAAGCGCCTGACTACTCAGGGCCAGTAGATAATACCAAATTAAAACTAGCAGGTTGGAAGAAGTCTAAGGATGGTGGCAACTATATGTCTCTCGCCCTCTCAGAAAGCCAACAGCAACAGACTCAGAGTCTTGATAAGGCCAAGGTGCCTGAGATAGACTTTGACGACGAGATACCTCCGTTCTAATGTCTGGTGATAAAATTGAAAGACCTTTGTTTAAAAGGATAGGAGAAATGACTAATACAGATTGGGAAAGAATAGAATCACAACCTGCTGTAAGACACGAATTTGATCCTGATGAACCACACTTTGATGGAGATGACTATGTGCATGAGCGTGACTTCAACAGGCTCATGCCACAGTTACAAAAAGTAAAACAATACATGGAGGAAAATGATTGGGTTACGCTATCTGAGTTGAGCAATGCAACGGGCGCACCAGAGGCAAGTGCAAGCGCTGCATTGCGAGACTTACGCAAGAAGAAGTTTGGCTTTCGTACTGTATCAAGACGATACGAAGGCAACGGACTCTATGCTTACAAGCTAGAACCGGCTGACTACAAAGAGCCAGTAGAACCAGAGATAGCAGACGATTGGTGGAAGCACATATAAGTCTATTGAGTTGTATAAAATTATGCGGTATATCGTAGTCACCCGCATAAGATTGTAGTTTCTCCCTAGTCTTATGATCTTCCTCCCTTGGGCGGTGATGTTTCTCCATTGCATCATCGCCCTTTTTTTATACCATCAATTCAAAATGCGGTGCATCTATAAATGGTCTGCGACCTTGCGATCTGCGTAAATCTATATAAGCATTCATCGCACCCTCGGCAGTAAGATCGCAGCCACCAATGTCATTGATATGCCAAGCTGCGCCCCACCTTAACGGAACCTTTTCATAGCCAGCACCCTCTGCCATAGCGTCAGCTATCTCGTCGTATAGATTAAGCTCCCATCTGCCGCCGCCATTGTAGGCCATAAGATCAACAGCCAAACCATCCAAGTGTTTACTCTTCATGGTCTGCGATGCACCAGAGGCAACCAACTTACGCTGTTCAGCCTTGGTACGGATGCCACAGATTACAGAGAAGTCTTGTTTAGTTACAGTAATAGCATAGTAAACAATGCGTTGAAGCCTGTCATCTACAGTGCCTAACTTCTGCAAGCTGCGCTTGCCTAATACATAACCCATTACTTTTTAAATCCTCTCATTGTTCTAATGCCAAAGCTGGCGGCTATACTTGCATACATACCCCACTGTACCCACAGCGGTGTAGTCTCAAGATTAGCAAAGCCTTGTGCCATTACGTCCTGCATAGAAGGAATGAAGTTCATCAAAAGAATAGCTACAAACACTACTGTCCATAGCTCGTCCTTCCACGAATCCTTACTGGCCTCTATAGCTGACTGTTCCCAATCAGTTTCAGAGGTAGCCTTCTTCAATGCTATCTCAGCGTTAGCTTTTTGTACTGCTGTCTTACCGTCTATGTAACTACTAGCAAGACCACTGATCGCAGTAACAATACCGCCTATCATTTTTCGTGTGACAACCAGACAGCAAATGCTCCTGTCATGGCACCTGTAACTACAGAAATTAATGAAGCCTGTTGCGTTGATATGTCAGGCATAGATAAGGCCCACTCAATGCAGCGCACATAAACTACAGTCATTACAAACATCATAAAACGAGGTAGAAGTTTGTACTCTAGTATCTTAGAAAAAACTATTGTCATTCAAAGCCTCCTTGCAAGCCTTCCATTATCTCTTTGACAGTTGGACGCCGCTTTACATTAGGAGAATAACGACACTGAAACTGTCTCGGACACTCTTTAAAACTAAAACTTGGGTAGTGATACCCTATCGTATTATTTGGCCCTTTGTAAATGCAAACCATTTCGCCTTGTATCTTAGTGCGTTTAGCTAACTGGCAAATAACAAACTCAGGATTAACCAAACCAGCATAAAAATAAGCAACAAGAAAAATCATTTAGTAGCCAACACAATTAAATAAATTCCACCACCAAGCAAACCAATTATACCTAAAGACAAAGCAGCTATAGCAGCATTATTAGCTATTTGCCTCTTAGCTTCCATCGCAGCATACACAGTTTCTTCTCTTTCCTTACGAATTTGTCTACGCATTTGCAACATATCGTCATATGTTGATGGGCCGAAGCGCATGTTAAGCATAAACTTAATCTCTTTCTCGCGTTCAAGCAGAGTCTTTTTGCGGATAACAATGTCCATTGCTTCCTGTTCAATGTCACCGCTATGAGAATGTTTCTCTAAAAGAGTAGGTTTCTTACGTTGAGATTCAGCTTTAGATATGTCAGCAACAGCAGAGTACCAAGAACCGAGCTGTTTGCTTACGTCTTCTAGCTCACGACCAGCACCAACAAGAGTCTTAATACTTTTAAATGCAACATTGGCAGCAGCAAAAGCAGTAACAGGATCAATCATAAACTGTTACCTCATTTGGATTTACCTTCTGAGGAATACAGTAAGCAGTGCCATAGTCATTAGATTGTGGGTAGCCAAAGCGACGAACTAACTCTTGAGCATACCAGTTACAAATATCTACTCGCCTAAAATAAAGTTCAGACTTTATAGGGACGCGCTCTGCTCCCATGCCGAGATAAAGAACAAGAACAAAAACATGTACCACATGCTTACCCCATCCTGCTTAGAATAGTTAAAAGCATAATGATAGTTGCACCAGACGTGGCTATAAGCACAGTTTCAAGTCGCTTGATCCGAGTAAAGACTTCCTTGAATTGGATTCTTACTTCTGTCTGCAAAGCAACTACATCCTTTTCTAACGCGGAAACACGATCATTTATATCTGGCATTAGCTAGGCTCACTTGGCCAAGTAACAGAGTTTGGAAAGCCAGCTTGTGTAGGTATGTCACGTAATGCAGCACGATAAGTTCGCCATGCGTCTGACATCGTAACATCACTGTTAGCCATCCAATCGGTAGCAGCTAGTTTAGCGTCACGCTCTTTACGAACTTGAGCAGCGGCCCTGTCATTAGCCCCTGCCGCCCATGCTTGTTCTTCCGCATCACGTGCGGTTTCTTCTTCTGCTGTAAATTGTACTCGTTGCCCATCTATGTTGTGGTATCTTGGCATCTGTCTCTCCTATGAGTTTACTATTCCAAACATAGTGATTTCGCCTGAGGCTATGTTACCACTAGAAAATTGAAACCTAATTGCATCAACATCTGCCGCAACTAAATGTACCTGACCGTTACCATGCGTCCTATTATAAGCAGGCCCAAGAATATCGCCATTGGATTCAGTAACAATCATACTGGGTTGAGCATATGTATAACCTGTATTGTGAGGCGCATACAAATAAAATGTACCAGCTATACCGTTTTCATTAGTATCATTACCAACTAATCTTGCTACAATAAAGGCATTTGCGTCAGTAATTCCATCGTAATGATAATTGGAGCCACCGCCATCGTAGCTACTGCCGCCATCAGAACTAACTACACCTCTTAAATATGTATTATCACTTTCTGGTATAACGTATTGAAACCAAAATTGATAGTGATCATATTTACTAGAATCAAACTGGGTAAAACTGACGTTTGCTGCATTTGAGATAGCACCAGATGAGGCTATAAACTCCATACCCCCACCACCAGCAGCAGCCCAAGTTAGACCACCAGTGTTACCCGATTGTGCGGTCAGCATGTAGCCGTTTACTGGGCTGTTGCTGACCTTGAGATTAGCTTCATCTACTACATTGTCAGCAATGGTTAATGCGCCAGAGCCAGTGACCTCTCCTGTGTGTGTGGCATTTGTAGTTTTGGCAGTGTTGGCACTGACAGCGGTGTTTAAAGTTTGCAAGTCAACGCCGTCTACTGTGCCTGATACTACTACGTTGCCTGTTACATTGATGCCATTAGATTGCGTTTGTAAGACAGTGGCATTGTCGTGATACAACCGCACATAACTATCTTCTACGCATCGTATGTAGGTATCATTATTAGATGCCTTTAAAGACATTACTGTGCCAGATATATTTAAATCACCTGTGCCTGACTCTGCAATGTACGAGCTATTATTAGAGGAACTATGATAAATTTTTAGATCTTCGCCGTCACCAAATTTGGCTATGACGTTATCACCCGCAACTAAGTTGCCCGTTATCGTCCCGCCAGATAGCGGCAAGAAACCAGAGCCAGCAGTTACGCCCTGCTCCCATGCGCTGCCAGTATAAACTTTAAGAGTATCACTTGACGTGTTAAAAAATAAATCACCAGCATTGAGATTGGAGCTAGGGTCAGAACTCCCGCTAGAATAAATCTCAGAAAATGCGGTAATACCAGATAAATTTGTAGCAACGGTATTGACGTTTGATATAGAGCCAGACACGTTTGACATAGCTGTGACGTTTGCTGATGTCGCAAGCGTGTTCATATCGGACACAATGTCGGACGTTGCTAAAGTGTTCATATCTGAAACAACATCCGTTGTTCCAAGTATTGCCATATCAGCAACCGCTGCTGAAGTGCCAAGTAAGCCCATGTTAGTAACTGTAGTTGAGTTTCCTAATAAACCCATTGCAGTTACATTGGCGGAAGTTGCCAATGTATTCATATCAGATACAATGTCACTGGTTGCCAATGTATTCATATCAGACACAACATCACTAGTGCCAAGAATAGCCATGTCTGCAACAACATCACTAGTGCTAAGTATAGCCATATCAGCAATTACAGCACTAGCGCTAAGGTTAGACATATTTGTAATTACTGTACTATTGCCAAGCAATCCCATTGCTGTGACATTAGCACTAGTGCCAAGTAAGCCCATGTCTTCAATAACAGCAGACGTAGCAAGTAAGCCCATATCCTCAATAACAGCAGAAGTGCCAAGAAGATTAATAGATGCAGTAACATCTGCTAAAGATTGGACGGCAGTAATAGATGGACCTGCTTCAACAGCACCAGTGCTTGCGTTAAAGCCAAGAACAGTCCCTTTGCGACTAGCTAATAATGGCAATGTTGTTGAAACACTTGAGTCTGAATCAGAAAGAATTAATCCACGATCAACAGAATCTTTAAGATCAGCGGCAATAGCAGTAAAGCGATCTAGCTCAGTATTAAGCGTAGAAATCTGAAACGATCCAGACGTAGGAAAGTCAGTTGTTCTAGCAAGCGCAATGTCTCTAGTAATAACTACAGTGCTGCCGCCAGTAGCTCCTGTAACTGATATAGCTACTGCACCAGTAGAACCACTACCACCGCTTACACTGTAATGCGTGGTAAGAGTTTTCTTAGTGCCATCAACATACACATTAAGATCAGCATCATCAAAGAACTCAAACGATACAGTAAACGATGTTTGTGTAGCGCCCTCACTTACAGAGTAAGATACACGCGCTGCGTTTTGCGCTAAACTAATAGTCATACTGCACTCCTTTTGGTTCTGCTAACAGTAGATAAAACCCATAGCAACGCACAATTATTCTGCATCATCAAACGAATCTCCTACAAAGTTTTTCAAATCACTCGCCATGTTTTTAGTAAACATATTCCATATTAACGGCGTGTTTCTAACTGCCATTTCAGAACCAGTAGAGTAGTTACCCCTAGCAAACTCCTGCATCATCTTAACATAGTTGTATGTATAGTCTGCTGGCGCACCAAAGATAGACACAACACCACCTACTGCGTCAGGCTCAGATTTAAACTTAGGTTCAAAGGGTGTGGGATTAACTAAGTCAAATGACATACCCATATCTAAGCTGCGGTAAAACATATCGCTATACAAAGCTGCAAGACCTGAGAAATCAAAAGCTCTTAATGCTTTATCTTCTGCATCCATTTCATCCCATGCCCAGCTTGGTGTTCTAAACTTAACAATGTGATAACCAAAGAACATACCCATCACTAAATGAGCAAAGTTATTACGCACCATACCTTGAGCATAGTTAGTTGTGATCTTGTTAAACGCACCCATTGTGTAGGTGTAAAATGTAAAAGGCAAAGAAAGTAATGGGCTTTCTATTTCAGCATACCCTTTAACTCTATTGCTTTCCTTCATGCCAACTTGTTTACCAACGCTCATAGGTACATAGCTTTTGCCAGACATCATAAGGGGCTTGTCAGCAGGAGTACCCATAATAATTCTGTTCATAACACCAGACCTTAAAGCAGAACGAAATGCAGTAAGCGCGCCTTCGTCTAGCCATGCGTCAGTGTTAGGCAAATACAAATTATTCTTAGTTGTTTCTACAGGAGCTTTAGCAATTCTTGCCGCTAAATCAGGAGTGATATTATATCGGGCTAGAAATTCCTGTTCCCACTTAGAAGCGTTACCGCCAGCTAAACGAATTGATGCCTCAATGATAGTATGGCCTCTAAACAAAGCATCCATATGTTTAGTTGCTAGTGTAATAGGAGCCAAAAGATTTGCTATATAAAATCCATTGTTAATTTTATCAGTCATTCCATTAGCAAATGGATCTTGCGATATGTTTTCCATCTGCCGCATGTGAGCAGTGCCAGCTATAATCTCTATACCATCGCCAGATTTATTTAACTCTTTACGAGCCATCTTTAAACTATTGCCATCAGCCAGAGAAACTAATCCCTTAGCTATAATACGCATTTCATGATCCATAAATACGTTAGCAAAGTCACCAACAGCAGCCACACCAGCACCACCAAGATAAGTCCATTGTGTTGCAGTGCGTAACCAATCGGCAGTTCTAGCTTGTATACTGTCAGGGTTAGTAAGAACGCGACCTACAATCCTATCGTAACTAGCAACAAACTCTTTGTTTACCATGTCTATTGTTTTTTCAGAAGTACCTGCAGATTTCATTTCTTTAGTGTTAGTTGCAATCAAATCATCTAATGTAGCTGGCTTGCCGCTATCAGTTCTAAACTGCCGAGCAAAAGCGTACTTGGGTGCAATCTTAGAATGATACGCAATCATAACCTGCTTAAGATCGGTAACTATATAATTTTTAATTTTTTCATTAGGTATATCTAACGCTCTATGAATCATGTGCTTTGATCTACCTGCGCCAAAGTAAGCACCTTCAAGACCATCATCATCTATTTCATTCATAATCTTAGCAACAGTTTCTTTAGCCCTGCCCCTAGCCATTCGCTCACTGCCGTCTAAAACCTTTTCAACAAAGCGTTCTGCCTTGTCATCCCAAGACCAAATGCTAGGATTTTCTATGTAATGCTGTGTAATAATATTCTCAAAGCCCTCGCGGTCAGCATCAATAGCTCTACGATTAAAGTAACGAGGGAAGAACGGCTCTCTCAAGCCCTTCTCAACAGCCGTGCCATCAAGGTAAGCATTAACATTATCAAGGCGCTCACGCATTAGTACAGTGTGCGTGTCAAGGTTTTCTATAGCACCCCTAGCCTTAACAGTTAGCTTTAAATCATCTAACACTTTAACCGCATCCCCTGCAGTTTTAGTTACGTTAGATACATTTAACGCATTTTTAAAATCATTAACTCTAGCTTTAGCTATAGGTATCTCTTCTTCAAGCCTTGCTTTAAATGCGGTTTGCTTTGCCGTTAAGCCTCTATCTTTAAATGTTTGATTAAGTTTAGCTAACAAATCTTGTTTCTTAGAAAGGTCTGCTTCTGCTTTGGACAATCTACCTGTTAAGTAATTGTTATTGCTTTTAATTATGCCTTGAGTAACAGACTCCATACTGGTCAATCGGCCTTTTATGTCAGACTTTCTTCTAACAAGAACATCGTTAAAGCCAAGCAAACCTACATCATTAAGCCTTTGATCCCATTCGTCAAAATATTTACGCACTTGTTCTAAGGCTCTAGCCTCAAGCGGACTTACATCAGACGCTTTAGTTAAATACAAATTAACTATGTGCTGCCCAAAATCTTCAAAGGTTAAGTTTTCTTTGCCTCTTATCTTTTTAATTTTTTCAATAGCGTTTTGTATAGGAACATCAAGCACAGTAGCACCGCCGCTTGGATTTACTTCTGACCATACATTGTGAATCTCACGATAAACTCCAACCCACTTGCCAGAAAGCTCACCAGACTCTTGAAACACAGAACGACCAATAGAGTTACCCGTTTGATTTAACTTAAAGCCAACGCCAGAATCGTTAATTATCTTTAAGAACTTTAGCTTAGTAATTGTTGGAGCATCAGATAATATTACTGACTTAACAGATGTAGGTAATGCCTTGTAAAATATAGACTCAGTAAACCAAGACCCCATGAAATCAAGATCAGTAGATTTAAGATCAGGCATTTCATCTGCAAGAGTTACAGTTTCTGCTTTACTAGATGATCCAAGCTGACCCTTTGTAAATGGTTTTGTTTCTGTTGGCATGACAGGGCCAATAAAATCTGGATCACCAGCACCAGCAGGAACAGCGTCTATGTCTTTTTGGAATACCCTTGCTGCATTAAGAGTAGCTTGATAATTTTCTAATGTAGTCTTTTGCTTTGCATCAGAGTAAACACTAAAACCCTTACCAAGCGTTAATCCAAATATACCAGCTAAAGAAATAGCCATGGTAGTGTCTAAAGATTCTTTAACTAAAGAAGTCATTGCATCTTGACCTTCGGCCTGAGTAGCATTGAAACCTTCAATTACATTTCGTGCACCTTCAAACACAAGGGCTTCTGCGCCAGCTATTGCTGCAACCTGTTTAGCTTTAGACAAGCCTTGAAATTTTAACAAAGCGTTATCAACCTGAGACTGCAACGCCTTGTTTGCAAAAAACTTACCGCCAGATGCAGCAGCACGAAAGCCTTTCATGTAGATTAGCGGAGTAAATACCTCTGCAAAAAGGATAGGATCGGCAAGCATTTGCTGTAGAAATCCAGCTTGCTCTATAGCCCTCTGAGTTTCCTTACGATTAAGTAACTTTAAGTAATGCTCTTGAGCTTGGACAGCATTAGCTGAGTAATTAGATAGATACTGACCGTCATTAGATTTAATATCAATATTTTTTTCAGTTAAGAAATTGTTAAAATCAAATGTAGGATCGCGTTCAGTGTTGTTATCAAACACACTAGGCATGAGTAACTTAGCAGCGCCCTCTGCCGCAGGTCTAAGCAGTTGCTCTGTGTTGCTAATAAATGTTTCACCAAACGTAGGATCACCGCGCTTTAACGGTATTTTATTTGGAGGCTGAGAGCTTAATATGTTTTGTGGTAGTATCTCAGCCATTTTTAATTGCTCTTCTTAAATTTTTTGTAACCGCCAGCAGTATCTAAATCAATGTCATTGACAGGAAGTCCTTTACTTATTCGTTCTGATTCATCCATAGCTTCCCATTCGCTGCGACTATACAAAGACATTGCATCACCTAAGTTAAGAGCATGATGAAATCTCTTGCGCCAGTTAGATGACTGAGGTGTTGGTTTAAAAAACCTGCTTGTTATAAAATAGCCCGGTATAGGTAGCTTTGTAGGTAAACCTGCATCGGTGCGTTGCTCCTTGGACATACCTTTCCATTCAGCTTCAGTTGTATTTCTCATGTTTAACTTAAAGTTATTCATGACCATAGATATAGTGGCTGGCGGTTGTGGATTGTCAGGCGCTATCTCAGTAGGAATAGTTGTATTTTCTCTTGTAATTTTTTCTACTCTAGCAAATGGTTGAATGCCAGTTTCTGCCTTGAAGCTAGGTAAGTACTGTATGCCAGTTACTCCCTCAAAGAAGATGGGAACATGAGCTTCGTCAATGTAGCCCTCGTCTACAAGATCAAAGAAAATTTGTTTGTTTTCATTTTCTTCAAGCAACGAAGGATCGCGAACAAATTGTAAAGCAGACCTAGCTTTAGCTTCATCATCTGATACATCATGTCCAAAGCCCTCAACACCAATAAACATATTACGGGAGTTTACAAATGTACTAAATGAGTTTCCGTTATTTTCCTTAAACGCATTTTGCAATCTAGTTGTGTAAAGTTCATTCAAATGAGCTGTACTAGTTTTGCCTCTGTAATCAATAACATCAAAAGACATAGGAACTTTTACAGTATTTCCTTCTAGCTCAACGTCATGAGTACGTTGCACATAAGTACCAGCCTCAGTCAAAATCATTAAATCATAAAGACCATATTTTGTAGGATTAGGTTTTAACTTCCATTCTAAATCCACTCTCTTATCACCAGAAAGTATATTGTAAAAAGTTTGCTGAACACCAGATAATGCACCAAACAAAGGACCAATAGATTCACCTTCGGGCTGCATATCAACAGTTTTTAAAAACTTAACTTGCTCTTCAGGACTAAAACTTTGCGCCAGTGCTGCATTTATTTTAGCGTTCATAAAGGTAATTTCATCTCGCAAAAGCTGTCTGCCACCAGAAACTTTGCCGTCTACAGTAGGGCCAATAACATCCTGATCTTCTACAAAATGATTATCAATGTAGTATTGAACCCTAGACTTAACATCCTCTGCTGTAGATGCACCTTGAATAAACGCTTCCTTAGTTGCAAATCTAAGTAAAGTCCTAGATTTTAAGTCTGCATCAGGCCACGTTTCAGCAACCCATTCAGGAATCTTAGCATCAAGCACATCTTTACTGTAATCATTTATAGACATCTTCATTTCAGATTCACGGCTAAGAATTGTAGCAAGAGCTTCTGAAACAGTTTGTTGACTAAACTCTGCCAAGTCTTGAGCATAAGAAAGACGAACCGCTGCGTCAGACTCTTGATCTGTTAAGTTAGGCATTTGTGTTAGTATGTTAATTGGCTTGCCGTTTGTGTCAGCATTGTTAAGAGCATTGATTACATTAAGGATAGTTTCATTGCCTGACACCCCACCCGTTGCCATGCTTACCATTAAGTTCTTAAATGATTTAGGTAAGTGTCCAAGGTTAGCTAACTTTATAAACTCTTGTGAGTAAGCACTTAGTTGACCAAATTCATTCTGCCAAAGGTTTTGATCTTGATAATCAACAGGTCCATCTACAAGCGGGTCTAAGCGTTCTTCTACATAAATGTCTGCATCTGCTAGACTTCCAGTGCCATTCTCTACTCTAGCAACAGCATTCTCTCTATTTTGCTCTTCAGTAAATGTTTGCCAAAGTCCGTCATTAGTGTTTTTTATTGTACCAATAATAGTGTTTAAGTTACTAGCAAATGATGGAGTGCCAGAAATCTTTGCTATTGTACGAGCTAATTTGCTTGCTACAGTGTTTGTGTCCCCATATTTAGAATTAACAGCATCAATGCCTGATCTTCCTACAGCTATAGCTTCGTCAATAACCTTTGGACTAAGCCCCCTGCTATTAGTGCCGCTAGTTAAATCTTGTATAGCAACTGTAGAAATAGCAGTAGAATGATTTTGCATTAAAATAGATTTAGCTTCTTCTCTTGAAGTAGCGTTAAACTCTGTAGGAAAGTTTTTTTCTAACTGATTAATAAACTTAAGACTGTCTATTAAAAACTGTTCCTCAACAATGCCATTGGCTGCATTTAATTTGAACTCAGATTTAATTCTTTGCAACTCACTATCATATTCTTGAAAGATAGTTGCTAAATTACTTTCCAAAACAGCAATGGCAAGATCATCTACTTCTTTATACCAGCCGTTAATAACAACAGGAGTATGAAGGCCAGTAAGCTCAGCCATACTAACTATTTCCCTAAGCTCACCAATCTTATCAAAGGCAGTTGGCCCAATATCTTGTTTAAGATTTACCCTTGAAGTAATAAACCTAATGGCTTCATTTGTTTTTAAAGCAGAATCCTTTTTTGCTTGAGCGCTCTTTAATGCAGGTGCTTTAGAGGATAATAAGTTACTTGCCTTAACTCTATGATCGTTTGAAACAAGTCTAGGGTCTGCATTTGCAACATGATCATATAGCTCTTGAGCAAGAACCATAGCCCTATCTTTATCTGTTTCAATATCTAATTCACCTAACAGTGCGCCATACATCTCAAGATATGCTGGTTGATTTGCCAAAACAAATCTAGCATCAGCCTCTTGCTTGGCTAATCTAAGTTGAGTTTCAGCAGCTTTTTCTTCTGCTTTTGTTAACGTATCTAAATTAGCAGCATCATTAAGAACTCCATCTATATCAGCAACTAAAATATTTATTTGTTCAGGAGTATAGTTGTTTAAAATAAATTGAACATCCTTCCTTATTAATGTGTTAGGTATTTGTTTAAGCAATTCAGTATTAGAATTTAAACTGCTTAAGGAACCAAGAACAGCAGTGATAATTTTTTTGTCGTTATCTGTTGTACTAGAAGCTAAAAAACTAATTACAGTTTTGCTTAATAACCTTGCTGGCAATCGCATTGATGCCTTGCCCATGTTGTCTTTATTAATAACTGCCTCATTAGATACATTTTTAGTATGAAGTTTATGAGCATGGTATTGCGTTCCTGGGTTTTGTGAATCTAATAAAGCCTGAGTTTTTTCATTGTACTCTGCTATGTTTATAGAGTCTTGATCTAACACCTGACCATCAAACAAAGTTGAAAGTTTGTCTAAGTCTTGATACTTTGCATTGCTTTGAATTGAGGTAATCAATGATTTATATTCAGCTAACTCATCACCAAGCAAACCTAAAGCTAATGGGTTTTCTATAGCTGCGCTTATTGTAAGGATTTGAGACTTAGTTAAACCAGCAGTAACACTTTGCAAATGTCCAATAGATGATTTTGCTCTAGCAAGATTAAGCTGGTCCATAGACGCAAAATATTGAGAGACGTTTCTATCAAGTTTATAATCATCTTCAATAGCAGTTTGTGCAATTTTAAACTGTGCATCTATTTCTACAGAATCACCGCCAGCAGCAGAAAGCTCTATTGCTTTTCTCATTGTTACTTGTTTTGTATACTCTGCCGCATTCTTTGCAGCAGACTTAGCTGCAGCCCTTTCCGCACTTTGCAATGTCTTTGTAGCTTTAGCTATATAAACAGTACCAGTTTCCTGTATAAACTCGCTATACATTCCATTAGAAGAATCAACTAAGTCTTGAATATACCTAGACATTTCCTCATTAAAAACAGCAGAGCTAGGATACTTGTTTGCAAAATCTATGCCCTTAGTAGTTATTTCATTTGATATAGATTCTTCAAATCTTCTGTTAATAATATCTGTAAATGCACGAGCGCGTATAGAACCGTATTGCTCTGCAACTCTAAGAGCAACTGGCTTGCCTGTAGATGGATCAATAGAGATAACATCGTTTCTTGCTACGCCTAACGCAGCTTCTTGAGCTTTAGCTACTCCAACAGTTTTCTCATAGTCCATTGCGATATTGTTAATGGTACTAGCTGCATTGCTTACCGTCTGCCACAGTTCAGCCTCGCCAGTATTCATGCGAGTTACACCGATTGGTTTATTAAAAACCCTTTGAGTTTGACGAACTACAGCCATTTATTAACTCCTTGCCAAGTATCTTCTGTATCCAGAGCTAGTCCGTGTACCACTATTAAGTGGGGAAGTATCACCGCCACCAGCAGTAAAAGACAAAGATAGTTTTCTGTTTTGACTGTCTTGAGGTACATCACCACCAACCTGACCGTATTGATAAATACCACTAGTAACTTGTCCCATTGCATTAAAGTAACTAGCGCTCAAAGCATTCTTACCTGATTGCCTTGTTGCAGCAGCAGACAAGGTTAGAATCTTAGCTCTCATATTAGTATCAGACGCAAGCCTTTTAACATCTGTACTATAGATTTCTTCTTGCCTTTGTTTAAAAGCGCGTAGGCTTCTATCGCTCACATCACGACCAAGAACACCAGCAAAAAATGCGTCATTAGCTGATGTAGCCATAGCATAATCTTGAGCCATAGCAGTCATGCTTTGAGTAGCTTGGATTCTTGTCAATGCTCGTTCTCGTTCTAACTGTTTAGCTTCTTGCTCGGCTTGCGCTTTCTGCGCTTTGCCAGCTTTAATAGAACCTACAGCTTGAATACCTGTTCCAATTAAAATAGCTGCGCTTACTGGGTCCATTAGAATACTAACTCCGCTATTAGGCCATTAACCTGTAGAGGTAACGGCGCTGATTGACTAATAGTTACTTGTGGTGTCCGGCCATAACCCATCAATCTAAATTCTTTACGTCCTGTAACTGCAGTTTGTTCCTGAGATAAGTCATCATTAACCTGACGAATAACCAAGTTAGTGCCATTAACACTAATTGATAACGTAGAGTTAAGATCAACAATTACACTAGCAAGACTTCTAATCTTACCGCTTACAGGGCCAGCTTGCGTATTGGTATCTATAGGATTGGTCTTGAGAGTAACGTCAAACTTATACCCAATCTCTGCAGTGTTTAATCCCTCTACAGCACTGACATCAACATTGCCACCAGCAACAGTAAACTCACCAATATAGTTATTACCGCTAACAACATTAACAACAGCACCGTTTTCAAAGTCTGCTGAAACAGTGAAGATTCCATTGTTCGTACTTGTCGCGGTATAGGTCTTGGACATATCCATGTTAGAATCTGCTTTAAGTTCACAGAGTACATACCTCGTTGTATCGTTTCCCATTGGGAAGGCCACGTTAGCAAACACACGATCATCTATAGTAACTGTAGAGTGAAACAATCCTTGGCTAGTAAACTCAGCCCAGCCAGCACGTTGCTCTGCTCTGTTGGAATTAAACACAGCCATCTTACCAGATGCGTTTCTAATAAAGACATAACTTTCAGAACGATCCACAGCGCCGTAAAAGGTATTCATTTCTACAGGATTATCTATCAAATGAGAAGACAAAGAAGACACAGGAACAGCAGTGTAGGCTTCTTCTGAATCTGTAAACAAATACTCACGCACAATAGAACCACCAGCTTGCACAAAGATAGTAGCGCCATCCAAAACCTGTGGGCGAATAGAGTCGCTACCAAATGGTGTCTGTCTTCTAACCTGTGCGTTAGTAGGCGTAATAGGTTTATCTTGGAATGAAGGTACATACATTTCAGAAGATGCAGTAAACACCTGTAAGTCTCTGTTAGAAACTAAGTGCCTAATTTGCTGAACCTCACCAATGCTTGCAGTCAGGTGTATTGAGTCACTGTCGTTAGCATCACCAACATCAAAGTTATAATAGGATGCAGACTTACTCATCCAGATAGTATCTGGTTGCGCTATTGTACCAGCAAAGCAAAGTCTATTCTGATGAAAGGTAATGGCAGATGGAAAACCTCTAAGACTAGAGTATGATTGCTCTGCCCAATCCGTAGTAGGTGCAGCAGACGTTACCTTGGGAGAACCACCACCATCTACAGAAGCATTAGCAGAACCACCCGCCGTAAACGTATAGCTATTATCATCGGTTATGCCTGTAATAACTCTAGCACCGTTAAGATTGCTAGTAGAAATATTACCCACAGAAGCACATTCGGATAGTGTGACAGAATCCCCAACCCTCATACCATGATTAACATGCGTTACTTCTACTGTAGAGGAACCATCAATAGTTCTAAGTGCGTTAGCTTTAAGCTGCACAAACAAACTATCCAACACAGTTCCAGTAGCTTGAGTCCCAGACTGCACAGAAGTAATAAGTATTTCCGACTTATGATAAAGTAAGGTTACTCCAACATGCTTTGAGTCAGCATAATTGCCACCAGCTTGACTGCCAGTAGTATCAAAGTAAGGCACAGCAGCTTTGTCAGTAACACCAGCCTTTACTGTTCCAGCGGGATCACCAACAGCAGCAATCTGTGTAATAGTCTTAAAAAACTTAGTGCCAGTAGCAACACCAGCATTTGCACCAGTAATACTTTCAGTCTGAGCATCGCCATCTACATTTGTGCCAGTTACAGTAAATGATATACCACTATCATTACCACCAGATGTGATAGTAACCAGCCTACCGTACACAAACGTAACCGAGCCACCAGATGCCAGTGCGCCTCCAAGAACCAAGTTAGCATTATTGCCAACTTCCGCTGACACAGAAATACCATCATCATCTGTCTCTGCGCTAAACTCACCAATGGTTAAGGTAATACTACTACTTGTTCCGCTAGGCGTTAAAGATACACCCGCATTGTGAAAGTTATAGTAAGGCTGATAAATCTGCTCTTTGTCAGACCGAGTATCAAACGTAAATGTTTCTACTTGGAATGCAGTAAGGCTCGTTCTTACAATCTGCCTTGGCATAAACAAAGGATGACACACAAACAGTACATCACCTAATTGAGCAAAGGTGTATTCATGCAAGTAAGTATCAGAAAAAGGTAACGCTGCGCTATCAACATCAGCAGTAAGTGTAGCTGTTAATGATACTGCACCAGTAGACGGGTCAATAATAAATACGCGTACCTTAGCATTCTCCATAGAAACTATGTATTGCTCGTCATCTGAAAAGATAAACGGCATTAACCTAGCTTGCTGCGTCTTAGCAGAGTTGTATGTTATGTCAGTGTACTTGTATAAATTCTGCAAGCCAGCGCGTTTAATAACCCCACCCTCGGAGCGAATAAACATATTCTCTACTCTCTGAGCAGATGCCGTATAAACAGCAGTATCAGTTCGGGATGACAACGAAGGACTAACCTCACCGAATTGGAAGTTAGTTATCGGAACCTGTACCTTCTGCATTAGCTGCGCCTATTACTGATAAATCTTGATGTGTCCAGCCTACGTGTTGTTTGCGATTGTGAATCAAGACCTCTGGCTTTAGCCATAAGCATTGCGCCCTTTTGATCCATAAGCTGAGAAAGACTACCATCACGCGCTAGTGATACTGCAAATACAGATGCTAACTGAAACTGAACAGCCATTGTAAAGTAAGAAGGCCAATACTCTTCGGTAACTCTGTATGTATAATCTGCCACTACTTCATCAGAAGCATCGGCATCACAGAATAGATTATCACTGTAAGTTTGAAACTCAATGTTAAATCCATTTACTGTTAAGGCGTGGATCATAAGTGAGTTGTTTGGCATTTGATATGCTGCTTCATATCTGCCAGTAGGTGCATCGCTAAGTCGGTTC